TTTAAGGCTCATGTGGACTGGTATTTCGGGCTGAATCAAGTAGGAATTATCATAGATTACAAAGCAGGACATGGGTATAATTTAGTCATCTTTCCCGATAGGAAAATCATGCTCCTGGAACCACAGAATGACCATCTATTCGTCTGGCCGAACCTATCGAGTCTATATGTCCTCAAAAACGCCTTCGTTTTGCTTTAGGAGACAAATGGGATTTTTTAGGTGGTTTCATTTTAGCAACTTCATGGATACCTACCAGGAATGGCACGCTTTCGTTGAAGGGTTCTCTGAGACATTCTGCTTTTGGAAGTCGAGATATGAGCCGTCTGGAGAGTTACTAAAGGATTTGAGGGCCGAGCATCATTACTACCAGGCAGGAAGGGTTTTAGGATTTATAGCTCTGGCTGGATTTGGTGTATTGATAGCCAGGGTACTACGGAAAAGATGTAGATAAATAAAGGAGATACAGTGGATGAAGCAAAGCCTCCAGATACGGAAGAGCCTCCGAGCTCTCAAAAAGACGGAGAATCAATACAATCTCCTCGTTCAGATAGATTACCTATCAGGTCTTTGCGTGGCGTTTATGTTAGGAGCTTCCCGATGGTTTATGTTTGTTTGTCTTCTGGCGCTAAGCCTTTTACTAGGGGTTTTAACAGTGAGGACCTGGACTAAATTGATGCGGGAGATAACGAAGAGGGGCAGTTAAGCCCCTCTCCATATTGGTGTTTCAGTTCTCCTCCCTTGGCCAAGTGTGGCCGCATCTCATACAGATTAGAGTATTAGACTTTACTCTGTGTCTAATCATTTTAGATTGGCACCTGGGGCATACGGGCTGACTAAAATTGCGTTCTAGTCTTGATGCTTCCCGCATTGCCGTTAGGTCTTCTAATTGAATTTTCGTGTCTCTGTTCATTTTGCCTCCTTATATACTATCTTTGCGGTTTTACCACTATGCAGATACCATGTTTTGCCATCGTGAGAAGGTACAAACCCTCTCCTCCATAAATCAACTGCGGGTTGGAAGGGGTAGCCACCTGGTTTGTGGTTAGCATACCCCCATGCTGTGATATTGGGGAATAATGAGCCTATATAAGCCCAGACACTACCTCTGATGCTAGCCCTGGCGCTATCCCCGACGCTATCCCAGATGCTAACCCAGATGCTGTCCCAGATGCTATCCCAGATGCTAACCCAGATGCTATCCCCAACGCTAATCCCGAGGCTATCCCAGATGCTAGCCCCAACGCTAGTCCCGATGCTAGGCCAGACGCTAGCCCACTTTACTAAATTTTCAATGTCTAGCTCTGTTGGTTTTTTAACCTCTCCTGTTAAGGGATTTATAGGAGCAATAGCCTCTGAGTATTTCCAGCCAAAAAGTGTATCAAGGTCGAAGACTTCATCTAAAACCTCTAATTTAAGAAATCCCCACTTCTCTATGTCCCCACAAACGGGGATGCCCCTCACTTTATATGCAGAGCAGGGGATTCTAGCGCCAGCAAGGCAGTCGTTAGGGTTTTCACTAGCATGAATTACCCCCCTAGAGCAAATACCCAGGCTTGCATCACCATTTGGACATTTTATAATTCTCCCGATATTCTCTCGATAGTTTATCGTTTTCCCCGTGTAGAAATCCCACCCATCAGGTCTTGCTAGTTTGTACGCTAATACCTTTCTCATTTTTCTCCTTCTCTCACAGCCTGCCTATAAGGTCAGGACTTAGGTGATTATTTGGAAGTAAAGATGCTTGTTTTTCCTCTTGAGTTCCCTGGTGTGTTTTTCACATAAGGGGATTTTGTAACCTTTGTAATCTACTAAATAGTATTCAGCTTTCTCCTTGCAGGATTCACCACAACAAGTTACAAAGATACAGTTTTGCATTTCCTTTCCCTCCTTTCTTTACTCTTGAGCTTGCCAGGCTCCGTTAGGCTTATCTCCTTTCCTACCCGCCTAGTATTCAGTTGTTAAAGTGCTGAAAATTTAGTGTAGCTTTAGTATATATTATCTCTCTGTCTCTGTCAATACCCTGTTAGCTATAAAGATAAAATTAGAACAAAATTTCTATTTGCTATGAAAGTTAGGGATTTACTAGAAGAAATTAATCAAGATAGAAAAGAATATGGTGATGAGTTTTTGGATTGGGAAGTTTACACTGAGCAGCTGGATGAGACAGACAAGAGAATGAAGAAAACGAATCTTCAGTGGAAATGGATTACAGACAGTGAGGAGTGGCAATATTGCGAATGTGCAGGTTGGTGGACAAAGTTTCCTGAAGAGAAGGTATTTACAATAAACATAAATTACTAGGTGAACTATGGAAGAACAGATTAAAGAACCGAATTTAGACAGACCCCAAAAAGATAAGCGTGGGCGTTTTTTGCCTGGCAACAAAGGGAATCCGAATGCGGAAGGCCGGCCCCCCAATGAGCTATCTATCACAGTCAAGCAGCGGGAAATGTTGCCTTTGCCATGTCCTTATAGTAAGAAAGGCGAAACTTGGCTTGAATGGCTTGCTGATAGAGGCTTAGCCTTAGCAGGTGAGAATGCGAGCTATTACAAAGAATTTCTGGACAGGCTAGAGGGCAAGGTGTTACAACCGTTTGAAGGAACAATCAAATCTGATGTTACGTTCACGATTGGAAAAGGTTATGAAACAGATAACAAAAAGACAGCTTGACAGGCAAGGTAACAGAGCCACAATTAAGGGATGGCTCCCTTTTGAGTTAGTAATTGACAGAGAGGTTATAGCTGTGGTGCTTGACAGTCAAGCTGCTGCTAGTGTAGTGCTTGACAGTCAAGCCGAGGAATTAAAATTAAGCAAGGCTAGACAGGCTCAGGGTAGATTGTCACAGATATGCCAACGGTAAATTTGATTTTCAATCCGATAAACAAAGCACAGGATGATTTTGTTAAGTCCACAGCACCAAGCATCCTATTCTCAGGGGCATTTGGTGCTGGGAAGAGTGTGGCACTCTGCACGAAGGGATTAAAGCTTAGTTTAGACTATCCTAAAAACTTCGGTTTGATATGTCGTAAAGTCAGAGCCTCTCTTACCCAGACCACTATCAAGACATTTCTGGACCTCGTATGCCCGAAAGAGATAATAACCGATTACAACAAAACAGAGGGGCTTCTTACTCTTAAAAACGGTAGTCAGATATTGTTCGGTGGGCTTGATGACCCCCTGAAACTTGGTTCTCTTAATCTAGGCTGGTGCGGGATAGATGAGGCAATTGAGACTACTGAGGACGAGTGGAATTGGCTAGGGGGACGGTTAAGACTGCCTGGTGTTCCTCATCAGATATTTGCTGTGACTAATCCAGGTGCTCCCTCTCATTACCTTTATAAGATATTCTTTCGTGATAAAAAAGGTGAGATATTTCAAGCAAGCTCACTGGAGAACCCCGATTTACCCGAAGACTACAAGCAGAGAATAAGTGAGTTTGAGGGAGCTTACTATCAGAGATATGTATTAGGCCAATGGGTAGGGATGGAGGGGCTCGTTTACTCTATGTTCAATGAGAGAGTTTGCCTGATACACCGCTCTGAGATTTCTAAACGCTGGCTAATACATGTTGGGCATGACTTCGGACTGGCAAACCCAGCAGCGCTGTTCTATGCTCAAGACCCTGATACAGGCAACTTTTATCTCTTTGCAGAGTATTTGCCAGGCTCAGGATATGGCATCTATGACCATGTGAGAGAGTTTAAGAAAATTACTGAGGGCTACACTGTCATAAACCGTGTAGGTGGTAGCCATCAAGAAGACGAAATCCGCCAGGGATATACAGCTCAAGGTTGGCCGATTGCTGAGCCTAAATACAGCGGAGATAGGAAATACCAGATACAAAAGGTTCAAGGAATGCATCGGCTTAATAAGATATTCGTGTTCAATGATTTAAAAGAATACCTGAAGGAGAAACTCAGTTTTGCGTATCCTAAAGTGGAAGGGCAATTTGGCGATGACCCACAAGGAGAAAAGAAGTTTCACTTAATGGCTGCAGAGAGATATATTCTAAGCGAGTTTACCCCTGAGACAATCCCAGAATCAAAAGAAAGCCCAGTATGGCAATTCTAGGAATTCAGGCGGTATTTTAGTCTATCAATCTTCTAAATAGTAACACAAAGATACTAATTTTACTAGGAGGGCAATATGGATGTAATTCAATATATCGGAAGCATTGG